ATTTTATTCATCCATAAATTGGATTATTGTTTATTTCACTATGCGTTTTTATTTTACATTGTTTTTGTTTCTCATAGTGTTTGTGTTTAGTTTGTGTTTCGTTTCCGCTGACCCTTCCAGTATCTATGAAGGCGTTGGCTCTTTCTTCAGAGCTGCCCGACTGTATTTTGTTAAGGCGTGTGTTGACACGGCATGGTTTGTCCTGGACTTCCTTCCAGCCATGTACGTACGACTTGTGGAGATATTGGAAACCGTTTCTAAAATGACTGCATCAGATCTTTTGTATGATGCTTGGTATTTAGCCATGCGTTGCATCCATTCATGTAGTGAATGGTTTTTCTCTCTGTTTGAGTGTCCTCGGGAGAGGACCTTCCTGTTCTTTTGGAGCTACCCCCAAACCTATTATTGTCAATGGTATAATGACCATTATGGTAGGTGGAGGGAGCTCTCGACGTTGGACCAGGGTATTTTGGCATTGATTGCCGGCCCTTCCTCCTGTGCTCTTTTGTTCCTTTATGCCTGGTATTTCATGGCAGCTCGGAGCGTTAGACCATGGGAGGATGCTGCCCATTTCTTTGCTAACCTTACTTACGGTTATGCCTATGCCGGTTTACCGGAATTTAGGTACTGTCGAGAAATTTTTCAAACCACACCAATGCCTACCAGGAAGGCTCACCCCAATCACTCACATGGAGAGTGTGCTGCAACGCGCGCCACGGCTAGTACATTTCTTAGAAGAGTCATAGAAGCGGTACACCATGTCCCATGGGTATACCAACTGTCCCACAACGACCAGTTGAAAGGCTTGTCCGGTCTTAGGACAGCCTTTTGGCCAAAAGACCTATCAGTCGCTCCTCAGAGTGATCCTATTGTTCCAAATTCTGCCGTAATGATGGTGGATGTGGACTATTATGTTGACCTGCCCCGTTGGCTCGCAGCTAATTTTAGACCTCATTTCTTTTATTCCTTCCAGCCACATGCCGCTGGTAAGGTGACTCCCGAGTATACCTATTCTTTTACTGATAATTTAGTATCTTACCAAGTCACAGGTTGCGCAGATCCTTATGTGCATCCTGTCTGGAATTTCCAAAAAGATACCGTATCAGTTACCAGATACTTTATAGGTTTACCAGTAACGAGAGCCACCTACCAGGTCGAGCGTAGATGGGCTGGAGGGGACCATGAGGTCATAATGATGCTGCCACTGCGACAGTGGAGGTGGTGGAATGCGTGGCTCGCTGTTTTCTTTATAAGCGAGACACCATTGCGCTACTTTGAGTTGCAAGTCGGAGAACATAATCGTCTAATCATTCACAGCAAAGGCGAGACTGCCCTTCAGGTCTCAACTGCAGCTGTTGGTTCCCCAAATAGCATCACCGTGCCGTCCGACGTGGACTAAGAGCTCTATGACACTTCCGTCCTTGGCAAGACGGATTTATCTTTTCCGACCGTATCCATGATTCTCACCAGTCATGAGATTAACAACGGGCCAGGCTCAAAGACCCTGACTCGCTTTTTCCGAAATAAGGTTAAAGGTGGCGATTGCAAAGCCACTGTGCCTCTCTTGTCCCACTATCAATTTAGTGGGCCGCATTACGATCCCGATGCCAAGAATTCACTTGTTGCTTTTATGAAACCACTTGCTCTTCCAGCATGCGCTCCAAAGGTGTGCTATGAGAATGAGAAGGAAATGATAGCAACTAGAGTTACTCGGGTGGCTAATGCTGAGATGCCTTTAACACTTTTCATGGATAATTTAATTACTGAGTTCGTACAGTTATTTGTCCCTGAGGAAAAGGCCGGCACCTTCGGGCCCGTTGATATGGATTACGTGAGCGCTAAGCAAAAGCGCCCATCCCAGCAACACATTATTCGCGCGAGTGAGCTGGATGAGTCGGATTGTCCTATGCTACATGCATTCATGAAGAAAGAGCCTACGCTTAGTGCGAAAGCCCCAAGGAATATTACTACCTTTGAGGGAGATACGAAAGTCCGCTATTCGATGTTTATGTACACAGTGGCAGAGTACTTGAAAACGTTTAAGTGGTATGCATTTGGTACTACTCCCAAGGCTATAGCTGAGGATATTGCCAATATGGCCTATAATGCCTCGTCCGTCGCTGAAAGCGATGGTGAGAAATTTGATGGCCATGTTAGTAATCTTGCTCGGCTGTTGGAGACCCGCATACTTACCAGAATGTTTTCTCTGGAGTACCAGGCTATTGTGCATAAGTTGCACCAGCGCCAGCATTCACGTGGCGCGCGGACAACCCTAGGTGTCATGTACGATCTCTTGTACACTAGGGGTTCAGGATCACCGGAAACTTCAGTCTTCAATAGTATATTGAATAAGTTCATTGCCTTTGTTGCTCATCGGCTACATGATGCCGAGGAAGGTGAGTTGCCACCCAGACGTGCCTTTGACGCGCCTGGAAAATATGGGGGGGATGACGGAATCTCCTTTGACCTAGACGCTTCAACGCTGAGGAAGGCTGCCAAATTGGTTGGCCAAAGTTTTGCTTCTGAAGACCGGCATAAGGGCCAGTCATTTAAATTCCTGAGTCGCTATTATAGCCCTCAGGTATGGTATGGAAGCCCAGACTCAGCGTGTGATGTCGATAGGTCATTGAGAGGATTTAATTGTACCGTTTCCCTAGCCCGTAATGTGACCCCAGTCATGAAACTCGTCGAGAAGTGTCGAGCCTACAGTATGTCAGATATGAATACTCCGATAATAGGCCTCTTTTCGACGGCGGTCATGTTGGTTGCTGGCGACTCCTTTGCCTTGGATAGCCCTGAACTGGACCCAATGGTCAGTTACAACTCACGCCTCCCAGCCGACGTTCAATATCCGAACGCGGTGTCCCTGGATGACGTGTCCTGGATGAACATTCCTCCCGATTACGACATTGCCGGATTCAACCTGTGGGTCCAGAGCATCTTGGTCTCCCTTGCTCCCCAAATTGAGAGACTTAAGATGTTTCTGGAGTGCCCATATTTTGATGCACGGCTGCCTGCCGTCGTTGCTCCAAAGGAGGTGGTGGTGAACGAAGTCATGTTGCCTACGACTGAAGAAAAGAAGAGGGCTCCTTTTAGCCCTTGCTTAGCCTGCTCTGGTAAAGGCAAGCCAGTAAAACACACAGCAGAACACTGCTGGAATGGGTTGACTGCCGCTGAGAAGAAGAAGCGGCAGGCTGCACTATTGACCCGAAAGAACTAAACACATTACCCCGACCATCATGTCGTTAAACTGTTGGCAACCCCAGCCTCAAGGGGATCCGGGGATGGGTTCCCGGATTAAATGAAAGAATTGATATGTCTAAGAACCAATCACAACCTTTAAACCAATTAGTTGGTACTCTCAACCAAGCATTGTCCATGCGCGCCAAAGCGAAGAATGCACCAAAACGTCCCAAGAAAACCAATAGAGCTAAAGGCCTCTCACGAAACCAGGGCTCACGGCCTGGTGGGACTGGACTTGCCCTCACCAGGACTCAGTTTACAGCTACCTCCCCGCTTAACCTGTTCACGGTTAGGACAGGCTCTACACCTGGAGGCGTTCGCGTCTCGGGGCGTGAGCTGATTAACTCCGTGACCCTCGCAGCAGCAACTGGAGTCTTCCAAGTTTCTACTGCTTTTCCTGGCACCACTGGCACTTCTTCGATAATTGCACCATCTGTGTTCCCGCGATTAAATGCTTACGTTCCCATTTATGAGTACTTTATTTTTCATAAACTAGATTACCTGTTCCAATCTAACCAGCCCACCACCCAAGCTGGGGAAATCATTCTCTCCGTGGATTATGACCCTACCGACTCTGCCCCTACTAATGTTAGTGCGATGATGCGCAATGTGTCCTCCACTATGGCAAACATATATTCTGATGCCTCTCTCCAGGTGTTGGAGTCTCTCTCTAGACTAAAGCGTTATGAAACTTCCGCCGCTTCTTCAGAGACTCTCCAACAACTTCAAGGCATGCTCACTGTTGCTGTAGAAGGATACGTTAACGCGTCAGCCTCAACCGTCGGTTACATAATCGCCCAATACGATGTGGAGTTCTTTACACCACAGTAATGATTTCCGAAGGACCCTTTGTGTTCAATGTGGGATTCGAAACCCCATGTAGCTTCCATGCCCGAGTGGCACATTGAACCATTTTATATGCAATAAACAAAACAAAACTTTTAGAAGCCCGAGATCGGAAG